AGAAGCTCCAAATCCACCTAAAGCACGTACATAATCACGAGCAACAGATTGAGAAATATATAAATATAAATCTTCTTTTCCGTAAAGTGAAGCAGGAATCAAATCAACAACTTTTCCAAGTTCAGCGATTACGTTAGCAGCAGTAACACCACCAGAAGCAGGAGAAGCTACATCAAGAACAGCAGCATCTGCAGTAGCAAGAGTTAAAAATCCGTCAAACTCACCAGCATTAGCTGTAACACCTTTCCAAATGTTTTGTTCTGTTTTTTCAGCAATTTTAGAAACAACGTGTGCTAATAAGAAATCTGCAAAAGCAGGAGGCAAATTATCAAATGAAGAATATCCCATTTGAACCGCTTCCCAATCAGATTTGAAATCTTTTTTGCAAAGTTGTAAATTTACTTGGAATTCTTCTGGAGTAATTACTCTTTCGGTTAATGTTACAGTAGATGTAGCATCAAAATCACAAGTAGCGTTTTTAACGATTGCATCTGTAGCAATTCTTTTAATAACCTCTTTGTATTTTACATTAGGTTTAACTTCGATTCCACCATTTGCAATAGTTGAACCTGATAATAATGCAGCAGAGATGTACTTTCCAGCAAATTCTCCAGCATAGGTAGTTGTAATACTTGTAGTAGTAGCCATAATTTATTAATTAAAAAGTTTTGCCATAACTATGTCTTGTGTAGTCATTTGGCGATTAGTTGATATTTTATTTAGTTTAACTTCGTTTTTAACTTCAGGAGAGTGTGTTAATGGTTCAACAACAACTTCTGAACTTAATTCTTGTTTTACTGATTTTAATTCAGCAATTTGTGCTTGTAGTTTTTCAATTTCAGCAAAGAACATTTCTTTAGAAACTGATTCTACAATTCTTTTAGGAGTAGCAACTTCAGCTTGTGCTTCAACTTCTACTTCAATTTCAGCTTCTGGAGCTTCTTCTTCAGCAACAGGTTCTTTAATTTCAGCAATAACACCTTCAACGGTTACAACTAAAATCATACCATCTTCTAATTCGTATTCTCCAACTGGTACAGGAATTTTCTCCTCGCCATTAACAATAAAAACAGCATTGTCTGTTTCAAAAGCATCAGCTTCTATAACAGTAACTCCATCTTTAAGTTTCATTTGAGCAAGATTTACATCCATACCCAAAAGAGTTTTGATTTCATTAATTACATTCATATTTACTTATTTAATTATTATTAGTCTGCTAATCCTGCTATTAATTTATCTACAGAATTATATCTCTTTTTTGCAACACCTGCTTGATAAGTAGCTCTATCAAAATCAGCTTTAGCGTTTGGAGGTAATTCAAGACCAATTTGTCTTGCTAATTTTTGTAGTTCAGCATATTGCGTTAAAACATCATCATATCCTTTTAATGAATTTAAAGCATCAATTTTATAACTTAATAAAGCATCTTTAGCTTTTGTTTTTGAAGGCGCAACTTTATCTAAAGCTGTTTCTGCAGAAGCTACTGCTTTTTGAAAAGAAGCTAAATCAGCTAATTCAATTTTTTCACTTTTCAATTCTGTTTTTCCAAACAAAGCATTCATTACTAATTTTTCAGTAGTCATAATTTTATTTTTTATATTAATTATTATTATTTAATTTTGTTATAAATTACGAACTTATACCAGTTATAACTCTTGCGCTATTCGTGTTTGTAACCGTACTTGTTTGTTGTCCTACTGTAGCGCCGATTCCTTGTTCTGATAATTCTCCTTCGCAACATTTAGAACTATAAGTTCCATCTTTACATAAACATCCTCTTTTACCGCCTTTTGGCGAACTTGTTTTATTACTCATAATTTTATTTATTAATTTCAGCATTAGTTATTATTGATTTTATCTTTTCTATTAATTTATCTTGTATTAATTGTGAAGATAATTTTTGCTCATCACTAAAATATCCTTCAACACTTATTCCTAAATAAGTTCCATCTTTAATTTCTTGCCAAACTTTATCGTTTTCAATACTCATAATAACAGCCCAAGAACCTTCTGCAGCGTTTAAATTATAAATAGCAGATTTGTCCATTTTAGGATTTTCTACTATCCAAGATTCAACAACTGAAACACCATCTACTTCTGTTTTATGTTCTAATGTAGCGTTATTATTATTTAGTTTTTTTAAATATAATTGACCTGCTTTTTTTACAGTTTCTTTTGAAAACTTAATATTGTATTCGTAATCGCCATTTCTTCTGTAAATCAATTTATCAGGTACTAAAGCTAAACCTATAATAATTCTTTTTTCATCATCAATAGATTTAAATTCTATTCTATGATTATTTAAAGCAACCCAATTTTCTTCTGTAGCAGGAAACTTTACTAAACTTAACGCCTCTATTCCATCGTTGTCAGCAGTTTCATCAATAAATAATTCTATTGTTTCTAAATTTTTCATATTTTTTATATATATTTTTATAATAAATTATTTAATAATTTGTTTATCCTAGACTCGCGTTTGTTACAATATTTCTATTCAATGCTTGTCCTGTAGTTACATCTCCAGCAACTACATAAGTTTTAATTGGAGGTTGTTCTTGTCCTAATGTTTGTGCTAATTGATTTACACCTGTATTTCCTACTACGTTAAATTGTGGAGCAGCTCCAGCACCACCACCTTCTCCACCAACAGCACTTCCACCTGGAGAACCACCACCTCCTAAAGCAGATAATCCTTTTGCAGTAGCAGCAATAGTTGCGGCAATTCCAATTCCAGCACTTACGTTATTCATAGCTGCCTCAGCTGTCGCTAAAGCAACTCCTCCAGGAAGTAACGCGTATTTTAATCTTGCAGCAGCATTAGCAGCTTTTGTATTTATAATTATCTTTGCAATACCAGCAGCACTTTCAGCCATTAATAATGCTTTTTGTAATCCTTTGTTCTTTTCAAACAATCCTTTTAATAATCCAATTCCACTTGATATATTATTAAAGGCGCTTTCTTGAATTGCTTTTTTTGCGTCAGCAACTGCTTGTTCATCTGCTATTTTTTTATCGCTTATTATTTTTGAATCTGCTAATTCTTTTTCAGCTTGTGTTTTTGTAATTGCATCTAAATTTTCATTATGCGTTTGAGTTAATAACGCTGTATCTAAATTATTAGCTTCAAGAATTGCTTTCTTTTCTAAATATTCTCTTTGTTCTTTTTGAGCAGGACTTTCTTTTGATTTATTTAACTCATCTAAAATAGCCATTGCATCTTTAGCAGATTGCATTTGTGCATCTAACTTTTCTTTTGCTATCCTATCTAATTCAGCTTTTTCTTCTTCAGCTTTTTTAATTGCTTTGTCTTTAGCTTTCTGTTCGTTTTCTGCTTTTTTCTCTAATGCAGCTTTTCTGTTTTCTTCTCGCTTTTCTATTTCTGCTTTTTCGGATTCTGTTAGTTCTTTTGAACCTTCAGTAAAACGTTTCATACTTTCTCCGTATGATTGTTGTGTCTTTTTAAAACTTCCGCCAACTTGGTCTATACCTTCAGAAATAGCATCTCCGTCTAAAGTGAAAATACCTTTTAAGATTTTCATTGCCCCACCACCTGATTCTTTTAAGAAAGTAAAGTAAGCCATCATAGCAGAATAAACTGCTCCAATACCTTTTGTAACATAAGGCAAAGCATCTGTAGCTAAATCAACCATTGTATTAAATAATGGTTCTACTGCTCTAAATACTCCTTGAAATATTTTTTTAATTCCATCTAATAAAGGTTGCAATTTTTTCATTGCTCCTTCGTTTTCAGAGAATGCAGCAACTAATCCACCAAGTAAAGAAACTATTAATCCAATTCCTGTAGCTTTTAATGCACCACCAAAAGATTGTGTAGCTACTTTTGCTCTATTAATAGAAGTACCTAAGGCGCCTAACGGTCCACCAGCCATTTCTAAACTATCAACCCAATCGGATGAAGCGTTCTTAGAAGATTTAATTTTATCTTCTAAATCATCTATTTGATTATATAACTTTTTAAATTCTTCAGAACCAGCAGCAGTATCTTTTAATTGTCTTTTAAGTTGTCTTAAACCCGCAATAGATTCTTCTACGTTACTTCGAATATCTAATTCAACTACTTTCTTTTCCATTCTCTTTTTAATTTATTAAATCCTTGTTTCCAAGTAGTTATTAATTGATATTTTCCTTTTGCAATCTCTATTGTTTCGCTTTGATTGTAATGTGCATCTAAAGCTAACATATCTAATATGTGTTTAAGCATCTTGTTGTACGAATAAATAAGTTATTAATGATGAAACTCCATCTTTGAAATATTCCAAATTGATAGTTCCAGTTCTTTCTACTCCACTTGTATTTGGGTCTATAATTACTTGTAAAGCTGTATCTTCAACGCAATCTGAAACAGAAACATATTTAACAAATCCTCCTGATGTTTGAGGTAATATATTAAAGCTATCATATTCGTTTTTATATATAGTGTATTCAATTTCTTTTTCTGTATTGTCAACTCTTATAAAATCAGAAGAACTTAATTTATAACCAACTGTTGATGCAGCGTCTGTTCCTCTATAATCGTTTATCAATTCTAAATCAGTTTCTCCTGTTGTTAAATCAGTTGTAAAAGAATTTATAATATATCTTTTATCTCTAATTATTAATCTATCATTTAATTTTAAACCTAACTTTGTTCCAAATCCATTTGTAGTATTTGAACCAAGTAATTTATCAGGAAATACAGCTTTAACTTTTATAATTCTAGTCTTTGGATTATAAATATTTCCTATATAATTTTCGTAAAATCGTCTATAAAGTCCATTACTTGCGTTTAAACCATACCAAGGCGATTGATATTCCCCAAAGTTAGAACTCATTAAATAATTTAAATCAGTTGGAACGGTTGTCATTTCATTTGAAAATCTATTGTAAGAAGTTATTGTTGTTGGCGAAGTTAAAGTTGTTAAATAAATAGGGTCTGATAAACTTTGCAATCCATTACAATATAAAAATATCGGCTTTGGAGTGTATGGTTTTAAATCCTTATCAATAATCGTTGCCGTTTCAAAGTTATAAGTTATGCCTCCATAAGTTGCTCGTTCAAACATTACATTTTCAAATGGCAATTTAATTTCATAATTTGAGGTTTCATTCATATTGACATTATCGAGAACCAAATCCCCATATTCTAAATTGAAAGTTCTATAAAACGCATTGTTTAAAATGTTTGCCGATTTTTCGTATTTAAAATTGATTGATTTAAATAGTTTTGGTCGCTCAATGTCAGCATCTTCGGAACGTATGTACTCTGTTACATCGTTTATATTTCCTGCATTATAATATAATTCTAAAGGTACTAATTCAAATGATGTTGTAGTGTTTGGTATTATCATTAAATTAAACATTTTAAGTAACCCACTAAAAAAATCAACAACACTAATATCAGGTATATAATTTGCTATTTGAATATTTCCTACTGTTGTTTGAAACGGACTGTGTGCGTATGATTTTGATTCAAAGAAAATACCTCCTGTCGTTATTTTTTGTCGTCTATACATTAAAGATGTTCTTATTGACATTGGTCCTTCACTACTAACTTTAAATGTATATTGCCAAGAATTACTCGCGTTTGTTGGAATAAAAGAATCTAAAACAACTTCAAGTGTTCCGATTAAATTACTAAAAACATTTAATAAAATTCCATTTTTATAAACGTGAAATGTATAAGGCACAGTTTCATAACCAGTATTTGGAACTGCTGTAAGGAATATCATTATTTGCCTGCCTTGAGCCTGAGCATTATTGAAATAATATTGACTATTTGTTGTTAATACATCGGTAGCTAAATTAAACTCAGGAAACGCTGCGCCAGTTGTTGTTGTAAAATTTATCGCAAGCTCTTCAGTTGGAACAGATAATTTTTCAGCATTTTTACAATATAACCAAAGATTTTTCCATTGCAATAAATTTAAAAAACTACCTGTAAAAGTAATTCCATATTTTGTTTGAATAGAATCAATTATATCTTTTAATTTGATAGCAGGAAATAAATCATTCCATTTAATTGCTCCAGTTGATAATGTAATATCGTTTGAAACACTTGTTGTTTTATATTCGTATTTTTTAGCACTGCCAATAATCGGGTACATAACCGTGTATGGGGTTGATGCTTTTAACCTATCTTTTACTTCTGTTGGATTATATAAATGATTAAACCCAGGTGCGGTAAAAGGTAAAGTATTCAATTTGTCGTCTTTGAATAAGTCTTTTAGTTGCGTTAAATTACCATAAAATGTAATAGTATAACTTTCAATCCTTCCGTTTTTCTTATTGGCTTTTTCTAATTGGAATTTCCCCTCTTTAAATAGAATAGTATTGATTTCAATATATCCGTTGTAACGTTGCCCGTGTAAGAATCCATTGTCAACTTCACTTTCATACCAATGTTTAAATATAGAATTATTATGGTCTGAAGCAGGTACTGTAAAACTTTGAGAATAGTCTGTAAATACTTTTCCAACATCATTAACGTTAGATAAAGCAGAAGTAACAGAAATCTTTTCATCGTTAAATAATTCAATCCTTTTAGCTACTGAATCTACGGTTATATAAATTGAAACTACATTCATTATATTACATCGTTAATTAAATTGAAAGAGTATTCAAATTCCATTTCATAGTTAATCATCTTGTCTTGTAAAGATGTTTTTAAACTTGAAGATTGTGTTTTAATTTCTACAGGTTTACCATCCAATAAAATAGTTTCTGATAAAAGTAATTGCGTAATAATATCAGAATAGTTTTCATCAACCCATCCAGTATTTAATTTAACAGTTTGTCCACCATTAATATTAAATGATTTTGTTTGTCCTTGTGCTATGTTATAATCTAACGCTGAAGGCATCATTTTATATGCGCTACCTTTTACATTGATATTATTAATTTGTGCTTTAAAGAACGTTAAAAACTGCCATCCACCTTTTGCATTTATAAACGAACAAAAAACAGAAGTGTATTTAGGTTCGCACAAAGGAATTACTTTATAAGTTGCTAATACACTAGAAGTTGTATCATCTATAATTCTTAATCTATTTCCATTATCATAAGCAACGCCTTCGTTCGCTAATGCTATTGCGTAATTAAAATTACCAACATCTCCAATTCCAACTGAATCAATAACTGTATTTGAGTTTAACTGAATCCATCTAATATCTATTGCTTCAGCTCCTGTTGGATTTAAAAATAAAAGATTTATATATGGTATATTACCAGCATCACGATTATAATAAATTGTTTGCAAATCATTTGTTAATGGTATAATTGCGCTTTCAATACTTTCATTATATCCGTCTAAATATTTAGTATATCCATTTGTACTCGTATATGTAATTGTATCTAATAAAGTATCTGTTGTTGAAACTGTTTTATAACGTTCTACTTTAACAAAACACCAAGCATTGTTTTCTTCTACAGCAATAGGTTCAGGAACTAATGGCGCAATATTATCTATAAATTCTCTAACATAGTTTGATATATTGAAACTTAAATTTGTTTGCGTTGCACTTGGAATATTCTTTGATAATATATAAGTTGGAGTTGTAGGTTCTGTAGTTCCTTTATTCCAAATATATAACTTTACTTTTGCTCCAGTTTGTCCTGCTTCGTTTACGCTTATAAAGTATGGACTTCTTGTAAATATTAATTTCATTTTATATCTTTTAAATTTAAGTCTATTATTGTTTCTACATCTTGACCGAATGCTTTTATTAAATCAACATCTATGTATTTTTTATATCCTTCTTCAAATGGTTTTGTAAAGAATAAACTTGGTTTAATTCCTTTATTAAATATAGAACGTGTAATTAAATAAGCTGTAGATTCATAACTTAAAAATTTACCTGATTTTCTATCTCTAAATTGAAAACCTTTTTGTTTAACCCATTGATTTATTCCTTTTGTTAAACCACCTTTTCTACCTCTACCAGAACCAAACTGATATGGACTATTAGGAGCTTTATTAGAACTTGTTTTACCTTTAACACCTAAATCTACAAACGTACCATAATCATCCATTTGGAAACCTACAATAGTAAAGTTGTTTTCTGTTACTACTTCTCCTTTTAAACTATTATATAAAGACTTTGTATTGTTATGTCCTGACTTTGTTAAATTACTTCTCGCTTGTTGAATAACGTAATCACGAAATCTTTTTATAACTGCTTCTGTTTCTAGCATTTTGTCATTTTGTTTTCAATAGCTATATCAAATGTAAATGTAACACCTGCTATTTTATTCTCAAATCGTTCAGTAAAGAATTCAATGTTTGCAGTACCATTTACTAATTCATAATCTTCTGCTAATTCTCCTCGATTTAATACTTCTAAAAATCTATTTGCTACAGTTAACTGCGTGTTTAATACATCTTGTTCATTATCATTACCTAAGAATATATCTGTTACCTTTTCTTTTGATTCATCTACAATATCCATACATAATATAGATATATTGTAATTTAATACAGGACCTTGATACGATACTGAGTTAACTATAATATGGCCTAAAGGAAATATAGTTAGTTTGTTTAAATCAACTTTAAATATGTCTCCTGTTGTAACTGTATTGACAAACAAATCTTCTTGTAGTTTGTTTTTAATTACTTGTGTTATTTCGTAAAATGTACTCATTATCTTTTTTTAATTAAATCTGATTCTATTTGATTCTTTTGCTTTTCAAATGTTAGATATGTTAAACATTGGTTAATCGGTAACTCGGTGATTCTATCAAACCTTGTAAGGTCTCCTTGAGCAAGAGCATAGATTGAACTATACCATCCCCATCTTTGTCCGAACTGCGCTGTTGCAGAATAGTCTGCATTTCCTTGTTGTTCTCCAAATAATTCAGAGTAGACTTCAGTAATTCGTTGCCTAAATTGTAAAAAAAAATAGTAGCTCCTAATACAGCATCTAATGGAGCGTGTTTCATAACGTCTGAATATGTTATTGAACCATTATATTTTTCTATTGAATATGTATGCTTAAACTTTTGTTCTATTGGTCTATATAATACAGCCATTGCTTTGTGCATATTATCCCAGTCTCCTATGTATGTATCTAAATCTGTATATTCT